TGTATACTTTACCTACACGCATATTAAATTTTAATTCTCTGTTTTCACCAAAGGTAAACACCGCTTGTGAATTTGTTCTTAGTGGTATGTGTAACTTCTTAGCATTTGAATCTTTATGTGTTTGAATGGTTGCACCAGGTCCGTGTTCTGTAATAATACACTGCTTAAAACTGTCTTCACCTAACATATCAATTAGTGTATTCATATAGCCAAATCTAAAACGAGGTAACACATTACACTTTTCATAAAACTCTGGATCAAGTGTTTCAGGAAACATATCTACGTTTGCTTGACTAGGTGGTGGTAGTGGTTCGTATCTTTCTTTAGGCCAAGCAAGAGTATATCCGCTAATTGGTCCGCAATAGTATCCACAGTAACCTAATTCCATATACTGCTTACTAACTTCAATAGTTAACCGCTCAGGAAAGTTTTGAAAGTCAAAATATTGATAGTTGTGTTCTTGTTGTATAGTATTATAATAAGATTGCAATTCATAAACATCTAGTTTGACATTTAATTCAATAGCACCCCACGAGTCGTCATTATACAATAAATCCATTGTAATATCTTTAGGATCGTAATTTTGTATTACTCTCATATCTTACCTTCCATTCCTACTACTTCATTCTCTTTATCAATAGGTATCTTAAAAAATAAGTGTACTCTATCTGTATCACCTTCGTTGTATGTACCGTGTTTGATATTAGTATTTACTAGAATCATACTTCCGTCTGCTGGCAAAACAAATCTACGCATTGGTTGAAATTGAAAATATGCTTTGCTATTAGTTTCAATAGGAATATGTACTTTTAAATAATTATCGCTATCGCTATGAAAGTTAATAAAAGTTCCTGGAGGGTGTACAACTACACTAAACTGATGTGCAAATGGAAACGCATCTTGTAATTTACGAGCAATGCCAAACATTAATTTAGTATCTTTATAAGGATGCATTTTGCGTTCTTCAGTAACATTGTACGGAGGACAAGGTAATGTTAAATCATCAAGATTACTTTGTAATGCCCAACCATAAGCATTGTCAAGTACGTGTCCGCCAACGCCTTCACTAACATTATCTTTATATCTCCAACACAAGTCTTGGTGACTATTTACTAATTGCTTATAGTAGTCTTGCAATTCATTAATGTCAACTGTTGTGTTAAGTGTTTTAACTTCTCTTATCATTGTAGTGATCTATAATCCTTTGTACTTTATTGCGTTTATATTCTTTATGATAACTTTCTGTAAAGAATCTCATATCAATATTTGACATAATAGGATTCTCAAACCAAAAGTCTAGTACCTTATTTAAATCTGTTTTTTCTAATCCTATAACGTTATACTTAGTATCACAAGTTTCTGTAATATTCAAATGTAATAATTTAGTTGTTTGATTATCCATTTGTTCTAGTTGGATCCATTTACAACGTTGCTTTAATTTATTCTTAACTTCAACATAGTTAGGATGATTATCATATCCTTGAGGAACTTCTAAGAATTCACCTGCAATACTTCCAATAGTTAATAAGTAGGGAACATAACCGTAAACGTCATTTAAGAAGCGAATTTGATAATCGTTAACACAAGCACTATTGACAAATATATCTGCTGTTCTTGCTATCTCAACACACTTGTCGTAGTCTTTATCAAAATCATATCCTGTTTCTCTACTCAATTGTATTACTTCATTACCTTCACTAAAGTAATCATGTAACCAACTGTTCATAGTATGTACACCAGGTTTAATTCCGCTATCTCTACCTCCAGTAATTACAACTTTCATAAGTTTAACTTCCTTACATCTTCTGTCCATACTTTACCATATAAATGTATTCTATCAGTAGACCCTTTGTTCTCTACACTGTGTGGAACTGTTGTATTAACAAGATATGCCCAGCCGGGTTCCATATGATATTCTTCACCGTCAATTATCCAATTACTATTATTATTTGTGTGTATAGGAATATGTACTCTAATCTTGTCTGGTGCGTCTTGATGTGTAATTAGTTTAGTACCCGGAGTGTGAATAGTTACTAACCATTTTTTACTACGTACAGGTAAACCTTGTACAATGTCTAAAGCATAACCGTCAAAGCACATACGAGGATTTAGATTGTCATCATCATTATCTTTATATTCGTCTTTAGCACACCCTTGTTCAAATGGCTTAGGGCCTGGCTCATCACTATTCCAACAAAGTGTATAATATGCTGTATCATCCATTAAGCGATGTCCTGTTTTGCCTTCTGGGTCTGTAATAGGAAATTTCCATATATGATGATTTTCTCCTACAATAAATTTCCAATCACTGTATCTTTCTTCTAAACTATAATACCAATTTTGTATTTTATTAATATCAACTGGGAACCATTTTTTAATTTTCCAACCTAACTTTACTTCGTCATGTTTTTCAATATAACGTTTATACCCTGTTGCTTCCTGTAATAGTTTTAATACGTGTTGATTAACTAGAGGATTATTTTCTTTTACATTGTTTCTATGTTCATTAATAAACTGTGCAATAGCGGGTGAGCGGGACTGTCCTTCACTACAATTAATATGTACTGTTGTATCATTTGGAATACTGTTAATAAAACTTAACAGTTCTGTGGCTTGCTGTTCTGTCATAGCATTACACCAAACACGTCTGCCATCTTCTATGTCTTTCCAACAATCTACTTCTACATCATCAAAAAACAAACTAATAACATTATGATACGCACCTTCAAATAAACGAAAACTTTCTGGTCCGTGACTTGTTGACACACTTATAAAATAGTCAGGTGTATTTGCTATGTCAATATTTTTAACATAGTCTAGTATACCTTGTTTAGAATATGTAACTGTTTTAATCATAATGCAAGTGTGTTAGTTTTACACCACTCCTTAATCTTGTGTTCATATCAACTGCTACGTAATCATGTCCATATAAAACTAAATCATCTGGTACACGCTTTTCAAACTCTAACCACTTTTGTTCTATTACTTCTGGCTCAACATTCCAGTGTAACATTTCACTACTCCAAATGTTAGTAGTCCATAATACCTTTGTACCGTGTGTTTTGTTAATTTCATCAAACAGTTTATCGCTTTCGTTTACAATATCAATAACATGAAATTCATGTTTTAATTTTTTGTATCTTTCCCAGAGTCTTTGAAATGCTAAACTACCACCAAAGTCTTTTAATTCTTGTTCCCAAAACTGTTTATAGTTTCCTCTATATGTAGAACTAAAGTTATAATCTAAGTCGTGTTCTAATAACCAAGCATCTAAATCATAACCGTCCCAAGTTTCTAATAAATGCTTTTTATAGTTTAAACTTGATTTGCACCAATCAAAATAATGTACTGTTGTATTATTGTGAAACCCGTTAGCATTTAATATAGCAAGAGGTTTAAAACCTGCCGCGGCAGTAAACAAATGATCTATAACTTTTCCATTTGTTCTTACTCCTTCAGCAGATAGTGTTTCTGTGTTAAACGCATACACTCTGTCTTTTTCAATGTACTCTTGGTACTGTAGTTTTCTAAGCCAGGCTTTTTGCGATTGGTTAGAAAGTTTATCAATTTTGTTAATGTCTTTATCATACCATACTTCCTCTAACTCTTTTGTATCGCTATAAGGATATAGAAATACTTTACAGTCACGCATATCATTATCTAAGTTATCAATACGTATTCCGTTACGACAAGCAATATCAATCCAGTTACTTCCATCAGAAGTTATTTGATATTCTGTTTCACCTTGCGTACCTTGTATCCAATCAGGCGTATAATCACTGTGTACAGTTTCATTGCTTAATTGATAATTTTGTAGTACAGGTTTTCTATCTTTGAATATTCCCATTTCATCAAAGGCTGGTTTACCTAACTGTTTCCAAGTTTCTAAATTAACAAATAGATATTGTCTGTGTAAACCTGGATAAGCACCTTTAGTTAGATAGTGCTGTTTTGTTTTGTCCATAATATGCCCTACAACAAAAAAGTTTGGATTGTTGTCTGCATAACGTAGGCTCTGTGTAATTAAACTAGGACCTCTATATAACAATAAACCTTGACAAGCAACCATACAATACTTTTTGTTTTTTGCTAGAGCATTTTCTAATATAGTTTCTACACGTTTTTCAAACCCAACAAAAGTACACATACCCATTTTAATCATACGATTAACATAAAAGTAAGTCATATCAAAACTGCGTTTAGCAACAGTACGACTATCAATATCTCGTGAGATATCTAATATGCCAATAGCAACATCATTGGGTACTTTAATTTGTTCCCAATATCTATCTACAGTAATGCTATTCCAATCTTTCACGTTAACCTCTATTAGTATAATAACTTTGTCTTAGCACATAGAAAAAGTCGCGAATACGTTTACCTAGTTCATAATGAATAATCATATGAATACGAGGCTCATTACTACGATTCCATACACTGTGTACATTTGAAATATCCATTAAGAACGCACTGCCTTTATCTTCAAACGGTACACGCCCTTGATTTTTCATTACAAACTCGCAACCTTCTGGATTGTTTAAACTGATGTTACAAACACTTAAACGTTTTTCCTCATCGGCTCTATCTTGATGCGGAAGTATATATCCACCCGGCTCTAGTAACATAAAACGCACACGATTTAAAAACTCTGCAGGCCACACATCTGTTAAAAACTTTTTAGTTACAGGGCATTGTTCTGCTACCCAAGTCCAGTCCAACTGTTTGATAGTTTCAGCACGATCGCCATAACTGTTTAGTGTTTGTGTATCTTCACTAAGTCCGTGTAGTGTAAGACTCTTCCAACCTTCTCCATAGTCAGTTCTGTGATCTTTAAAATATTCAAGTAACGCTTCTGCCTCAATGTGCATCTCTTTCCAAGGTTGATTGTCTAATGCACTTAATTTAAAAAAAGGCCAGCCACTTTCCATTACAATCCATTTAGGATCGAACTGCTCTGGATACTTAAATTCGTATTCCTTGTTGTTTTCTTGCCAGTACTGTTCTAGTTCTTTCAAAGCACTATCTCCATATTACACATTCTAACAATAGCATCTGTATGTGGCTTGCTTTGTAAATGACTGCGATCAATACCGCTACGATTAAATGTACCGTGTGGTACTGCGGCGTTAATAATATATGCTTTACCTAACTGTAAGTTATATTCTCTTTCCAAGTTTTCTCCGTATGCAAATATAGCACCTTCGCCGGTAGTCACAGGAATATGTAATCTCTGTACATTAGGACCATCTATATGCTTTCCTAATACTGCATTTGGTTGATGTTTCCTAATACTAACATCACGCAAAATATCTTCTCCAAAGTATTCTACTAGTTCTTTAAAATACCCAAACTTAAATTTTTCTTGCACACGTTTAGGTGCATCAGTAGAAAGTTCAGGATATAAATCTTCTCTGCCTGCCCATTTAGGCGGACATGGAATTTCTTTTTCAACAGGCCAACTAACTTCCATTACAAGTATTTCTTCTGGGTGTTTAAACTGTTCTTTAATGTAACGCACAATATGATACCCTTCATCGTGTACACCTCTACCTTCAGTTCCTACTTCACCAGCAAATGCTGTTTCAATATTTTTTAAATGATACTTGTCTTTAAGATATTGCTCTTTACGCCAACTAAAATATAAGTTGTCATATGTACTGTCTACTTTTCTGTACCACTCCTGTAGTTTATCTACGTCTAGTTTCCATGGAAGTTCAATAATGTCATATTCTAGTCCATCTACGAATTGTGGTGTAATTAGTGTTGGGTTGTAATTTGATATGTACTTCATGTTGTACCTATATTTATCAGCGGTGATTTTGACAATACTTATACCACGATTCTAGTTCAGGGAATGTTTCTACTAAATCTAAGTTACGTCTTATCTTTGTACGCTCTACCCATTTAACAACTTCAATCTTATCTGAGTTTGAATGTTTTCCAAAACTCTTTTTAATTGTTTTCATAAAGTCAGCATAGTAATTCCATTCAGGTGCTTGTTTATTAATCCATTTAACAATGTCATTAATGTAAGGTTTAAATTCTTTTGTTAGCATCCACGGTGCTAGTTGCACTGGATATGAAACATTGCTTCTAATTAAATCAACATCACATCCTGTTTCTTCTTTTAATTGTTTTAACCATTGTAAAAAATCTAAACAACTTGTAATACTTAAAGCACTGTGAGTTGTACTAAACCTTAATCTAAAATCTTTACCTTTTGCAAACTCCATAATACGTTTTACATTACTGGCAAATCTATTCCAGTTTAAGCCAGTACGAATAAATTCTGCTTTTTCTCCGTAACTTTCCATACTAATATCCATTTGAACACTGGCATATTTTTCTAACTCAGTAGCCTTTTCAAACCACTTGTTTAGGTATGCTTCTGGAGTGTTGCCGTTGCTAATTAAAATAATAACAGGTTTAATATTAAACTTGTTTGATTTCTTTCTAAATAATTCAATTAGTCTATCAAGATAATCATACAATTCATTTTGTATTAAAGGCTCTCCACCTAAAATATAATATTGTAACACGTTGTCAACAGCATCATCTAACCATTCATAAAATGTATCTGCAAAGCCATCTGGTGCTGTATGTTTTTGCCTTGGTGCTACTTCAAACTTACGATTCTCAACTTCCCACTGACTGCTAAAAACATCGTTACAATATTGACATTTTAAATCACAAGTGTTATTAAAATATACTTCAAGTTGACTAGGTAACGGTTCTAATATATCTGCAGGATTTTCAAAACGCTCACGATGAAACTCAAAATACTTTCCGGGTAATCTTGGACTTCTTACTCCGCGTTTTTCGTTGCGCCAACAAGCACTACAATCTTTATGTCTTATGTTGTCTAGTTTTTCTTGTCTACGCTCTAGTTCGTATGGATGTTTCATAAACACATCTTTACCATACTTGTCTAGTTCTTCTTGTGTGATAAAACGTTGTGGTACGTTGTGGCAATTCTTTACAATACCTTCGCTGAGGTGCACATAACAATGAATCCATTTCATTGCACACATAGCATTATCGTCCATTACCTTGTCGCCAAGGTTGGCTTTTTTTATTGCTTCTGATAATGTTTCTTGTTTCATAATTAAGTACGCAGTTATCTATAAATATACTTATGCCTTACTTGCACCCAGACGATGTAGATACGATTGTAATAGATTTCACAAGTCATTGTAATTCAATGTGCGGAAATTGCAGTAGAAATTTGGGAGGTGTTACAGTAAATCCACGTATGCCTTTAGAGCATATGACTTTAGATACTTGGCGCAATATCTTCACTCCAGACCTGAAAATTAAAGAAGTTATCTTTAACGGTAGTTACGGTGATCCAATTTTTAATCCAAATTTAATTCCGGCACTAGAACACCTAGCAGGTTATAAAAATCCGCCCGTAGTTGTTATACACACAAACGGAGGATTAGGAACACAATGGGCAGAATTAGCAAATGTACTACAACCGTTTCCGTTTGGCAGTCATGTTACATTTAGTATAGACGGACTCGAAGATACAAACCATTTATATCGCAGAGGCGTAATATGGGATAAAGTAATGTCTAATGCTAGTACATTTATTAAAGCAGGTGGTATGGCACGTTGGCGTATGCTAGTGTTTGAACACAATGCACATCAAATTGAACAGTGTGAACAATTAAGTATTGATATGGGGTTTAAACGCTTTGAAATTAATGGCGGACATACTTTTAGTGCTATTAATAGTTTGACTAATAAAGCAATAGAAAGTTTTAAAGCAAACAAAAAAGAATCTGCACGTAAAATAAAATACGATTCAAAACACCTTGACAATGTAGAACGTATTAAAAATATTACAGACTTTTCTAAAACAACTATTAAATGCAAATGGCAAACAAAACGTAAAATACAAATTAGTCACATGGGCGAAGTATTTCCTTGCTGTTATTTTTTAAGTGATAGATATCCTCGTAACCCAGACAGTCCTTATGCTGTAGATGTAGCAAGTATTGATTGGTTAAGTGTAAACGATTATAGTTTAGAAGAAATACTAAACAGTGAATGGTTTAATAAGTATTTGCCTGAAAGTTGGAATAACGAAAATAGATATGATATCTGTTCTAAAACTTGCGGTGTTTAGGAAGTAAAAATCCTACTTGACACATACACTTTTCTTTTTCACAAGTAACCGGTTTTATAATAGGCTTAAATTTTTCTGCTAGTTTAGGATCATATAAATTATACTCTCCAGATTTAAATCCTAAAATATTATTTCCGCACACACTGCCTATACTTCCGTCAAAGTTTATAAACACAGTGTCTACTCCTAAATTACAACTCCAACCTTTAAAGTTATTTAAATTGTTTATTAGAACATAGTTTTTTGATACTTCTTGTGTACTACCATCTTCATATGTTAATAACACTGGAGGTTTAGATTTCTTAGGTTTAAAAATTTCATCTTGCTTAGGATTTCTTTTACGTTGGTTTAGTAGATACTGCGACTGTTCATATGTTGTCTCTTGTGTTGTATTTCCTAATTTAATAGGTTTAACATTTACAGGAAAACTTGTTTCACTTTCTAACAATCTATCTACAATAGTTACACAAGTATCCCAATCCTTTGTATCCATAAGCACATCACAAATAACATTGTTATGTTTGCTCCATAACATATCTGCTAATTTACTAACGTGTTCTACATCAATACGTTCGTGATGACAACTAATGTAAACAGTGTCAAACTCACCGCCGTTTTTCTCCCACCATGGTAAAGTTCTACTACCGTTTGTACTCAAATGAAACGTACATCCAAGGTTACGAAAGTGTTGTGTAAATTTAATTAACTCTGGCCATAGTGTAGGTTCCCCGCCAATTAGGTCTATTTGAAATTCTGTTTTACCAATTTCTTTATAGCAGTTAATAATATGTTCTAAATTTTTAGTTGCTAAATCCAGATCAGGCCAGCGATATGTGCCTTCATGACTGCCAGGGAAACAGTACCAACAGGCATAATTACAAGTGTTACCCATTTGAAAGTTGATATCAACTCGATTTTTTGGATGGTGGTTTGTAAGAGAAACTATTTGCATATGGAATATTTATTGCCTGAAAAAATATATTGTAATAAGCCTGGTATTACCGTAACATATTCTAACGGCGAGAAGTTATTACCATTAACATATGTGCTATACGATCATCACCCAGCAAACAAATTTTTGTATTTGTTACAACAAAACATTAATAAACCACTAGTACAGGAAACAAGTTTTGTATTAGATACAAAAGATGAAGAAGAATTAAAGCAAGAAATTGTAAATATTACAACTAATTTAAATATTGATCCAAATGCTTCTCTAAGCGAATTACACAAACTTATAGAAAATAAAAATCATTCAGAAGATTACGATAGGTTAAATAGATTAATACACGTTTATGAACAATTTTTAAGTAATCAAGACTCGCCCCGTCTTAATAGTTTTTTTAGATTTGAAGGCGCTACTACGTTGCCAATTGAAAACGAAGATCTATTATACTTTAGAATGGACAGAAACTTTGGAGACCTGTGTATGGGTTACAATACACTAGGTAAACATTGGTTAGAAATTTGTGGCAGAGGCGAAGGTGATAGGATTAACGAAGTAGTTACCCAACAGCATATTAATTGCGAGGGATATATGTTATATCGTTCTGCATACGATACTCCGTTTACAGTTACAAAACATTTTGTTGATTGGTATAAGAAAAATACAGATAAGCCAATTACATTAGATATGGCGTTAGGATACATTGTTGTTGGAAAATTAGTTATGCCATTAGATTGGAACAATGTATATAATTTAAACAGAGACTCTTGGACAAGAATGTTAAGCAAATATAAAAATATTGTAAGTGTTGAATTAACAGAAGTTACAGATAATGTACATGATTTAATGCATAAGGCTCATATGCTATGAGATGTAAACTTTTAGAAAGTCACGTATACATTGCGGCAAACGGACAGTATCGATTATGCTGTACTAGTAACGAGTCTGATAATGTAGAAACTGTGCATACACATACTCCGCAACAATGGCTTAACAGTCAACCTGTTATAAATGCTAAAGAACTTCTAGCAAAAGACGAATGGCCTGATGCTTGTATTACTTGCAAGAAACATGAAGAAGCAGGAATACCTAGCAGACGTCAACAAAAGGACTTTTACGGTCCTGATATAACACACTTAGATTTACGTTTTGGTAATAGTTGTAATTTTAAATGTATAAGTTGTCATAGTGGTGCAAGTAGTAGCATTGCAGAAGAAGCCGCAGAAATGGCTAGACAAAACTTAAATCCATATCATACTGTACTAGATGTAAAAAATTACAACTGGTATGATGAAAAATTTTTACACTACTTTGAAAACTTGCCATTAAAAGAAGTTTACCTGACAGGAGGCGAACCTATGATGGTTAAACACTTGCCACAGTTTTTAGAAAGACTAGACTCAAGTGTTACTATACGGTTTAATACAAACGGAAGTTTATTTAATCCTCGTGTACACAACTTGCTCAAACGCTTTAATCGTGTTATAATGAGTGTAAGTATGGACTCTGTAGGGAAAAGAATTGAATACATTAGGTACGGCGCAGATTGGAAAACTGTAGAAGAAAATACATTGCGTTATAAAGATATGTATAAGACAGATATTGCTCCGTGTTTAAGTATACTGAACAGTGCATACCATAACGAATTATTAGAATGGAGTGATAAACACAATTTGCAGGTCTGGGAAAATTACCTTTCTCAACCCGATTGGTTACACGTTAAAAATGCTCCAGATAGTTTAAAAGAACAATTTAAAATTAACACAAACTGGTTTAGTGAACCTGCTGATACAAATCAACAAAGAATTTTTGTTGAAGAAATTACAAAACTAGATAACTTTAGACGTGTAAATATTAAGGACTACTTACCAGAAGTAGCACAAGCATATGGAATTAGTTAAAGTAAACAAAGAAAAAGCACGTAGGGTTTATAAACTTAACAACTGTTATAAAAAAGTTTGGCACTACATTGACGAGGAATGGTTAGAATGGCACGTCGATGTTCTAAATAATATAATGCCCGGTTATGTACAATCGCACGGCATTGAAGATAGTAGTATGTATATTTGCTTTAATATTATTCCAGGCACTCCTGCAAATACGTTTGAACATACTCCAGAATTTATAGATAAAATTTATAATTTTTGTGTTAGTAATATAAAAGAAACTGAACCGTATGCACATGGAGATTGGGTGCTAAGTAATATTATAATCGACGGAGATAATATGTATATGGTTGATTGGGATAACGTTGGCATTTATAATCCTAAAGAAGTATTAACAAAACTAAAAAGTGATTTAAAAAGTGCCTTTGGAGATAAGTTTGACACCGCAAGCATTTAGTTATGCTACAGTAGGTAGCAATGGAATGATTTATGTTCCTCCTTACGGACTTACAGAATCTCTTGATTATATGCTCAAGATGGATCCGAAAACATATCGCATAGAGAAGATTAAATTAGACGTAGATAACTCTACAGAAAAGTGGCAAAAAGGTATTGTACACCGTGACAAAATATATTTCTTGCCCTACAACGAAAGCCGTATACTAATTGTAGACACAAAAGACGACAGTGTTGATTATATTGATTTAAGAATAAAAGGACGAGGCAAGTATGTACAAGGACACGTTTACGGTGATAGAATTATTGCTATTCCTTACGGGGAACACGAACCGTTTACCTATGTATTAGACTTCAATATGAAATCGCATAACTTTAAAATGATGAGTTTAGACATTCCTGTTACTGATACTAAAATGTGGCACACTACACAAATGGTAGATGGTATTATTTACGGAATGCCCCGAGGTGAAAATCACGACACATTCTTTCCTTATAGATTAGAGTATGATTGTTTTAATAGCAGTTATAAATTAATTGATATGAGTTCTTGGTGGGTAGACTACGATGAGGATCGAACCTGTAATAAAAAGTTTACCACACTAGCAAAAGTAGGTAACAAATTATATGCACCACCATATAGCGAAAGTCCTGTGTTTGACATTCTAGCAAAGTTTGACGGAAAAGGTTGGCAAGGTGTAAAAACAAAACAACAACAAACTAGTAGAAAATACTACTCACATACTGTTGCAAAAAACGGAAAAGTTTATTTTCCTCCAGCAGGGCACGATGAAGACTGGAGTGAGATGCTGGTGATCAACAGTGTTACAGATGATTGGTATATTAAAAATTTAGACATAGGAAAAGAAAGTAAAAAATATTTTACTGGGTTAGAAAATAGTCAAGGGAAAATTTATTATATTCCAAGAGGCGGTTGTGTTTGTGAACCTGAAGATACTTGGAAGAGCCAGGGCGATTTAGCAGAAGTATTGGTTATTGATACAAAAGACGATAGTACATATACTATAGATATCGGTGATCATTTTAAAGACAGTACAACTATAGAAAAGTATAATGATTGTGTAATGGTACAAGACACAATTTTTGCATTTCCATACGGTGAAAGTGAAACATTTCAAACAGTATTAATTTTTGATACAATATCCGGCACTGTATTAAACACAATAGATTTAAACAATGTATAAAGCATTTGAAGATTTTTATAAAGAAGCACGTATTAGACATCTGGTATTAGAAGTAAACAAAGACGAACTAATTAGTCCGCCGTTTGGTACTAAGAACAATGAAGATTATAATATGTGTGCTTTCCATAAAAACCACACTACTCTTATTAGTTTAGATGTACCTCCGGCGACAAGTAAATTTAATGCGGTAGGCGTTACTGACGATAGTGTATGGCTTATACCATACGGCATTTATGACGACTTAAATGTTGTTGTGCAACTAAAAGATAAAAAACCTATATATCATACACTAGATAAAACAGGTAAAGGACAGTTTTACAGTGTTGCTAGTCACGGTAACACTGCTTGTAGTTTTCCTTTAGGTTACGAAGATACCCAATTCTTAATTTATATTAAAGACAACAAAGTTAAAACTATTGAAGTAGATACAAACGAAAAGAAAGCACATATGGGGACTGTGTATTGTAACGGAAGTTATTACAGTATGCCAAGAGGTGAAAGTGTTCACTATTCAAATATACTAGAGTTTAATGGCAAGAAAGTAATTAAGCACAAACTAGACTTACCAGAAGTATCACGCAAGTATACCGATGCTGTTGTTGTAGGCGATAAACTTTTTAGTTTACCGTTCGGAGAAACTCCAGGACTAAACGAAGTAATTGAGTTTGATACAAAAACAAAAGACTGCCAACTACATAAATTAAATGTTGACGACTTTGCTAAAAAATATAATGCACAAGTACTAGTTGACGATGTTATTATTGGATTACCATACGGAACAGAACATGGAGAAAGTAATAAAGGTGTAGTGTTTAATACTGTTACTAAAGAAAGTTTTCAATTTAGTATAAAAGAAACTTACGGTGGTAAGTTTAGATATCGTAGCGGTATTGCTTTTAAAGGCTATGCTTATTTCTTACCAGCAGGAACTCCTGGATGTTCTTTATATAAAGTAGACCCTAACGGAATATGGATTTCAAAAACATATCCAGATAATTTAATGTTTGGGCGTCCTGTAATTTACAAAGACAAAATACACACAATCGTTTATAATACACACGATGATAGTTCAACACTAGTTACTGTTAACGATTGGTTGGACATAGAAACGGTGGCTGTACTATGAACTGTTACGCTCCTTGGCACGCCTTAAGTATACGTTTCAACGGTGACGTTGTACCTGATTGTGTTTACACAGGTCGTCACGGAAATTTACTTAAAGATGATTTGCCAACAATACTTCGTCATCCTGGATTAATATCAACACAACAAATAATTGCAACCGGAGAGTTTCCTAGCAACTGTTTACAATGTACGGCAAAAGAAAGTACCAACGGACATAGCAGGCGTAAGTTTTTTGAACAAGTATTAAATCCTATGCTTAAACCAGAAAGCAAAGGTAAGAATGACATTTACTTTTTAGAATTTAATATGAGTAATGTTTGTAATTTAAAATGTCGTATGTGTAGTGGGGTAAACTCAACTGCTTGGATCAAAGAGGATCTTAAACTTGATTCATTAGGAATTCAACGTCCTATACATGAGCCAGATTTTGGTTATAGAAATCTATCGCCAGATATCGTTGATAGATTATTTGAATATCCAGAATATTTTAAGAACTTGCAGTATGTTAATATTAAAGGCGGCGAACCTTATATGGAACCGGCAAACAAACAAATAATGCAAAAACTAATCGAATTAGATCTTTCTAAAAATATTACACTTGATATTAGTACAAACGGTACTATTGTTGATTTAGAGTTTGACGAACTTGCACAACAGTTTAAAGAAACTAAATGGCACATTAGTATTGAAGGTGTAGGTAAATTATACGAGTACATTCGAGGCGGTAATAACTTTACATTTGAGCAATTTGAAGAAAATCTAAAACACTTTGATAAAATGGATCGTGTTATTTTTGCTGGAACTGTAATGACTTATAATGTTTGTCACTTAGATGAAATTCGAAGTTGGTTTGAAAATGTACGCAAAGACAATTATGAATTATATCTTAACAACGTAGTTACAACGCCTGCATATCTTAATCCAACAATTCTTCCAACGTTTATTTTAGATAAGACTGAATATACAGAAAACTATGATCCTAATAACTTAGAAAAGTTTATTGAATTTACTGTAGAACTTGATAAGTTGAGAGGTACAAACGTACTAGATGTTTGTCCTGAACTAGACACTCTCTTTTCTTAAATAGATATCGCTTAAACAAGCACATACTTGTTTACCGCATTGTACTGTTTCAGTTGGTAACTTATAACGCTCAATGTTTCCTAATGCGCCGCCTTCTTTACAATCTGCTCTATATATGTTACCCCACATATCAACATTAATCATATGTAGTCCGGCCCAACATTTCCAACCATAAAATTTATTTTGATCATTGGCTATTAAATCATTTGCAGTAACTGGTTGTTCATCTAAAAATAATTCGCCTCTATGTAAATGTGTATCTGGAAGTTGACTAAAGAAAGGCCAATTTTTAATTGTATCTAATTGTTCCTGTGTATATTTTGCTGGAGTATTTGTAATTGCATCTATATTAGATTTATCTAAAATAATTTTAGGCCATACGCTAACATTATCACTACTTAAATAAATTTCTTCTGCAATGTTAAACATTTCATCAAAGTTCTCAGGGGCCAACATTAGATTAACAAATACAGGACAGTAACTTTTTTGTATTACTTTTTTAATATGTTCTAGATCTGCGTATTCAGGATGATATGAAATAATATATCCATCTGTATATTGTGAAATTATTTTATAATAATCTACACTTTTACTACCGTTAGTTAAAAAACTAAAAGTGTGTCCTTGGTTTTTTATCAATTTAGCAAGATCTAAAAAATGTTTCCAATGTGTAGGTTCACCGCCACTTAATCTATAACAAATATTTTTACCTGTAACTTTAAAATTTTCAACAAATCGTTTTACTGTTTCCCATTGAGGTTGACCTGTACTACCGTTATGTAGATGATCAGGACAATAGGAACAGCGATAGTTACACTTGTTACTTAATGTCCAACTAACAAGGAACCAGTTTTCTTTTGCTATGTCTTGGTAAGTTAATTTCATTCTGCCATTGTGTTATCTAGTATAAGTTTCTGTGTGCGCTCATTTAGTTTTACTGTCAAAATAAGACTATACAAGTTATCGCTAAAACTAAACACACTGTGATCTAGTTGAAAGTTTGTAAAGTACACATATCCTGCTTCTGGGTACAAAGGTTTACCGTCTAACATCTGTACATAGTTTTCAGGACTACATCTTCCAAACACAACTAACAGTCTAAAGTATTCTGGACTAGTTCCGTGAAAATCTCTATGTGGTGGGAAGAATCCGCCTTGATCTATACGTAATAAATGTACACGCCCAATGTCGGGTGAGAATATATCTACTATTTTTTTAAGTTCGGGGATCTTATGATATACTTCTGTAGGAGTGTTAAAGTTTTCTTCCTTCATTTCAACATCATGATATTTTTGCATATGTCCAAAACTATTCAAATGGTAATTGTCCATAACATCGCCTGTGTGACTAGTTACTGGTAATCCCCATCTATTGTTATGTGTATCTTTCTTAGCATTATAAGGACACCAGTTATCTTTAAACTGCTCTAGTTGTTGTTCAACAGCGTGATGATTGATATGCCATTTAAGTTTAACTTGATGACCCAAGTTGACTAGGCTTTGCCAACGCAATGCTCTTTCAATTTCAGTTTGGTCCATATACTATCTCCAATTCAGGAAACACACTAACAAAGTCTTGTTCCCTAGTTTTATCACTAATTTTTAAATACTCTTGTAATGCAGGAAGTTTGTGGCTCCAATCTTCTGCATTCATATAATTAACAAGTCCTAACCAACGTTCTTTACCATAAGGGTTTGTATTAAACTCAAAGTCACGTAAAAAATGTGTTGCAAAGTTAGTTATCTTTGCAGATACTTTCTCTTTAATCTCTTTGGGCAATACTCTAACGTTCATATAACTAGGTAAGTAAACTAAATGTAATCCTATTATTCCTGCGCCGAATGGTGCTTTATTAATCTTTTTAAAATTTTGTTGTAGTTTCCATTCTGCTAAATCTACAATATGATGTACGTTCAATGCTTGTACTGCACAAGCAATATTAATTATAATATTATCCGGAGTATCGTCTAATAGTTTTAAGTTTTGTTCAATTTGTTTAAACTTACTAGGATATCTTATATAATCATTACGTTCGTGAATAGCATCAATGCTAAAATTAAATTTAACCTGTTTAAAGTTAGTCCATAATTTTAATATTGTATCATTAATTTCTGTACCATTTGAATTGTATCGGAGTATGCAATTTTTTGCATGGCCTTCAGCAACCATAAATTCAAGTATATCATAATGCTCTGGAATCATTAAAGGTTCACCGCCGGCAAAATATAACTCTTTAATATGCTGTGCTTGATTTTTCATACTGTCAAGAAAACTACCTTTCTTATACCAAGTATAATCAAAGTTAGGATTCCACCCTTGGTCTTCTTTTAGTTGAGGATTTTTATATTGCGGATATTGTAACTTCCAGTCTTTAATCCAACTTGAACTATCGTGCGGGCTACACATCACACATTTAAGATTACACATATTACCTAAACGTAAATCAAAATAAGGAATGTTTACAGGTAAACTTCCGTCATCATTAGTTTGTGCTACTATGCTGTCAACATCAATACGTTCTTTCCAAACTTCTGTTTCCCAGTTACGTTTACTTTTAATTCCTTTTGATTCTTCTTCAAAGCATTTGCGACAACTTGCAGGCACTTCACCATTTAACATTTGTAATCTAGTATTACGCATATGTTCACTGTTCCATACTTCTTCAATAGTATGATCTCGAACGTTCATTGCAACACCATCACGTTTTACAAGTCCAACTTCTTTGTCGTCAGTTACACCTGCGCCACTGGCATTAGCAGTACAGCATACACGCACATCGCCGTTGGGACGAGTTGCTAAGTGTATCCACGGTAAAGGACAAAATGTTTTAGTTGAATTGTTCTTTGAATCTGTCATATGTTCCACACTGTTTTTTACATTCTTTTAATGGATTAGTTTTCCAACCTTGTTCTATTTTATTAAAGAAGTTTGAAGAAAACACTTCTTGCATAGTATTCCTATGCAAATTAGGGTAATTTGCAAAATGATTTAAAAAGTCAATTCTACTTGTTGATGTAGGTTGTATATAATCATGGTCCAGCCAGCAACAAGGTAATAAGTTTCCATTAGCACCTATATAAATTGCACGTTCTTCTTTTACTTTACATTTGATAGTACAAACTTCTTCTGAGGCTTTTACTTGTTTAATTTTATCTTTTTGTTCTGTACTTTTTTCTGTTGGATATAATACATCTACTTGTTTTCCATTTTTATCAAGTACAGGTAATTCGTCATCTCTAAACCTACTTGTATTTTTACTATAAAATTCTTTAAAGCCTATTGTACCTGCTAGATCTCTACAAGCATCAACTTGATGAGCATTATGACTAAAAATTAACATATCCCAAATAGCATATCCACCAGCATTAATAAATGCCCTTGCGTTTTCTATAATTTTATTCCAGTCTGTACCAATGCGATATTTGCTATGTGTATCTTGTAATCCGTCAATACCAAATCGAACACGTACATTTAGTTTAGCAAGGTCTTTAAACCATTTAGGATCTCTAGCACTGCCGTTTGTATTCATACTTAAATTAATTGACTCGTTTGTTTCACGTAGATACTTAAATATTTCAAGTGTATCTTTTGCAATAATAGGATCGCCAAAGTTACCACACATATACAAACGATCTAGTTGACGTACAATATCTCTCGGTATCCAGTTAACAAAAGTTCCTAGATCAACTTCGTTTAATTTAAGGAAGGGATTTAGTATGCCGCCTTGTAAATTTCTAGCACACATAGGACAAGAGGCTTGACACTTTGATGTAACTTCTAAATGGATTGCTCGTATTTCGTTTAGTTTATACATTAAGGTCTTCCTACTAACATAAATCGTGTGTATTCAACATGAGGTGGTTTATATTCTAAGCCTGTTACATCATGTAAATTAGATTTATCTTTAAACTCTTCAATACTATTAACACAATTAATATGTTCTTCTAACTTATTATAATTATTACTTTGTAATATAATTGTAGGAGTGTTAGGAATATTTTCTAACCACTTGTCATAAGTTTCTTGTGTAATATGTTCACAACTAGTATTAATAATAATATCAGGATGGAACTCATATTCATATTCTGCCATATCACAAGTTACTGCTTTAAATTTTCCATCAATTTCATGTCTTTTATTAATAGTATATGCAATTTGTTCACACTTAGGATCAATGTCAACACTGATAATACGTTTAATACCTACACTACTATTAAAAAGCATACTTGCTAATACACCATTCCAGCCGCCATGAATTACTATACTTGCATTTTGAATTCTACAAATTTTTTCTAAATGCTCTACTAACCATCTTTTAGAAAATAGTTGTCCTCCCCAAAAACTATCTAGCATTCTATCTCTATCTTCGCTGTTACGAATTGCATCCATCCAAAATTTTATGTCTTCGATATCTATTTTCATCGTTGAACCTTTGGTATTTTGCTATCTGCACTACTTACACAAGTATCAGTAACGCACTTAGATGGTGCTTTAAACAGCGTAAAACCGTCTTGTAGCGTGCCTAAGGGTTCTTCCTTACAACTGTATGCTCTCTTAACTTCATTACCGCGTATAATACAACTTTGATACCCTGCATTGCAAGTCCAACCTTTAAACTTGTTAAAGTCAAAAGCATTAAAGCGTTCTGCTTGATCTAAATAATATTCCTTTATGCCATCTGTTAATTTAATCTGATAGACTTCCTCATCTTGTATATGTTGTGGAAATCCTTGTTGCATAATTTTTAACTGTTCTTCCGTGTAACTATTGACCACAAATGACGCAGTAGGATCTGATTGCGGCTTAACCGTAACATTGATTCCTCTGTCGGCAAATCTTTGACATCTTTCAAGATACTCGTCAAACTGCTCTGGAACCATAACTTGATTAATTGTAACATATACTCCGTCCTTCATTAATTGAAGACATTTATCTCCAAACTCTTGTTCATTAGCAAACTCTGCATGGAAACTTGCTGTAACACTTCGACGTTGTAAACTCTTAGTATTCTTTATAAAAGTATTCCACCACTTACTGCCCGGTGACAAATTTGTAGTCATGTGTATACTTTGATATTCAGGTACTGTATCACTACAGTAATGATCTATAATCTCCCCAAAGTATTTATAGGCAGTAGGTTCTCCTCCGCTAAAACTAAAATGAAAATCAGTGAATCCATTTTCTCGTGCTTGACGTTTTATTTCATCAATAGTATTTTTATAAACGGTTAAGTCTTGATGATCAGGTTTATCTGTATTAGCATATGGCCAGCAGTAACTACATTTGTAATTACAAAAACGTCCAAGTATCCAACTAACATTAAACAACTGTGTGTCTAACATTGTGCGTTGACCGAACTTGTTAATATCTTTAAATGGAATCGCTATAGTCATTAAATTGTTCTTTTAACCATTTAAAATCATTAATTTTATATAACATTTCTTTGTCATCTTTATATTGTTCTCCCCAATGTTTTCCTATTAGAGCACCATGAATAGCATATTTGCCGTATTGTCCGTTTCCTACAGTACACCAAGTTTCTAAACGCTTTTCTGTTTCTTCATCTACTTGGCCTTTAATAGATCTACTTGCTAATTTTGCACATTCTCTAAACGCACTCTTCCAAGTTGCAAACTCGTCGGTGTCAAAAACAGTCATGTTGCTTGTTTCAGGCATTGCTTTAAACTTACTACTAATACTTGTTGTCATGTCGGGTACGGTGGTGTCCATGTTCAGTGTGAGTGATCTAGGGAGAAGTTTAACCCCACCGTATCCATATTCCAAGTTGTTTACAGGATTTAGACTTCTCCATACATGAACTGTTTCTAAATCCCACTCGGAAACCTCGTAATCAAAATTAAAATCGTTTTGCAATACTGCATCGCCATCCACTACCCAAAACATTTTAGTAAAACATTTCTTTGCCGCAAGTATATGTGCTTGATGTATTCCTTCTATATCTTTTACACGCTTTGCCATTGGAAATTTACTTTTTAAAAATTCAAAGTTCTGATCAGCATGAGGCTCACCATAACTAATAAAAACTATATCATACATCTTACGTTATCCCTAATTTTATCTACTACTTCCTGATGAATCAACGGACCGTCATGTGCATTGTCTCTGGCTCTATCTTCATTTTTTAAATTAAGTTTAGCAAACATATCCTTATCATAAGAAGTAGCAAAGTCTCCTTGGAAGGTCCAATGAAAGACTGGAACGCCTAGTGCGTTCCATAAGTTGTTTACACTATTAATATGTAAACTATTTTCAAATAACATTTGACCGTCTTCTAACGCCCAACGTTTAAAATACCACTGAGAATCTAACATTTCGTAAGTGTCAGCCGGTTCGTCTAAAACATTAGACCATTGAATATTTCTATCTTCTAATCTAATTGCTTTTTTAAATAGTCCTTCACGTTCTATATAACCAAAACTTTTTCTTGATGCTTGTGGCCATTGTATTACAACTGCACGAGGTTTAACAAATTTATTTTTAACAAATAATTGTGTGTTAATATTAATAATGTCAGGTCCAGTACCTGCTTTGGCTAAGTTAACAACGTCAATGTTTAAATCTTTACCTAATATATTACACCATAGTTCGTTTTCAAATAACCCAACGCCTTCAGTATAACTACATCCAAAAACAAGAATATAGTCATTATCTAATTTGTCTAACTCTTTAGTTCTATAACCTAAACTATTAAAAGTGTAATCTAACTTGTCAGCAGTAGAATAATATTTCCAATCTGGTTTATTATGTATTACATAGTTTTCAGAATCATCTCCGCAATACCAATGTAATGACTTTCCTGCAACTTCCTCAAAATATAATAAAGGTTTAGACTTTGAATAAATCATTTCTTTCTTGTATTCCCGTAATGAATAACCATATAGTTAGAGTCAGGTTTCATTTGTCTCCAAGGGTCGATAAACACAGAATCTGTTCCATACTCTACATATGGTTCTGGATGGCACAATAAAATTACTCCAGTAGGATTGTATGCACTACTTGGGATTTCAGATACTAACGGATCAATGTAAATTGCCGATTCACCCAGTTCTCGAATGTAGTAATCTACTAATAATGCATAACTTCCGTCAGTATAAGAAACACCCGGTTTGTAAGAAACTCCATTTAACAAAATACTTCCACCATATTTCTCTTTTGTTTTAACAACAAATTTAGCAAGGTTCTTTGCTTGCACTTCTCTTGCTGTCATAATGCTATCAAATATATCATAATCAAGATTAAGTTCTTTTGCCATAAAACGTAAAGCGATGTTATCTCTTGGATGGCAACTTCCGCCATCTCCCATGCCGGCTGTCATATAACGATCACTCATAATACGCATTGTTGATTCAGCAAGTGCTTTAGTAACTACGTCAACATTAATATTTCCTTGACGTTCGGCTACATCTTGAATCATATTAACAAGACTTAGTTTTGTTGAAATAAATGTGTTATAAAATACTTTGATACATTCGCACTCATCATATGTTCCAATTACATAACGAGGATTATTTTCCATTATGGTATCATAAAAATCACGTAACTGTTTTGCATCGCCAGTTTCACTACCGTCGTCAGTACCGATCATAATCATCTCGGGATTAATCATATCCCAACCTACAGTACCCATTGCAATTAAGTAAGGATTATAAACAAATCTAGTATTAGTTACACGTTGTACAAATTCTCTACGTGTTGTTCCAGGTAATACAGTTGATATTAAAACAAGCAACTGTTTTTTATTCATATATTTGTTTGCCTCTTCTAATACTGTATTAACAATATCGTAATTAAAATCCTTAGGTTCTAAATGACTTGTCGGACGTTTCCCATCATATGCAGGATCGTGAGGTGTTGGAACAGCAACAAATACAATATCAGCATCTTTAACAGTTTCTTCAATAGTGTCTTTCTGATTAATTAAATCAGAAACAATTGGCGAAATGTCATATCCATTTACTTTATGACCTTTCTTAACAATTTCCTCAGCACAGGGTACACCTAATTTACCTACACCAATATATCCAATAATACTCATTTCATAACCTCAATTAATTTTTTATACGCACCGCATTCCAATACAATTTTTGGAACACGACTTTTATCTAAACTAATAGATATTAGTTTATTATAGTTTCTTTCTACTTTTTGTGCAACCTTTTTATAAAGATCGTTATAGTTTTGATTAACTAAATTTCTAATTTGAATTGCAATCATATCTGCACGTTTTTCTTGATTTGACTCTGAATCAAAACTATAATCAAATAATTCATCATACATTTCAAATCCAAATTCTTCACTTAACATCTTGTGATAGTTTTGTACACTAAAAACCAAAAATGGTTTCTTATAATATATAGGAGCGTAAGTCTTTTCTGTAGGAAACATTGTTTCCATTGTTGATTCATTAACTAGACTTACTAAACTAAAATTATAATCATTTGGCAACGTACTGTATTGAGCAGTTGTACTAGCATACTCTTTATCAATAATTAATCGTTCTTGTTTCCAATACTTCCAATCATAATCATTAATAAGATTATTCCAACTAATACTACCCTTATCAATTAAGTTATGTTTTGCAAGTGTATCCATCATTAGACAACGATGTTGCCAAGGTTGGTTGTTCATACTAATAAATGGAATTGATATATCTTTATTAGAAATTGAATGATTAAATTTGTTAAATTCGTAAACTGTGTTTGCCGGCCAAAAACTTTTCCAAACAATCAAATTTCCATACTTAGGCCAAAAGTTATTGTTGCCTCCAAAATGTCCTGCAACAAAATGAACATTCTTTCCTTTAATATGCTTATTAACTTTTTTTTGATTAGGATAATTTTCCCAACCTAACATACTAAATTCTTCTGCACCTAATATTACAATATTAGAATTTGTATTATTGTCAATAGTCTTCAAGAAGTTGGTTAGACTCCAATGCTTTGACCACATAACGATGTTGTTATAATTCATTTCACTCACACTTATACTTATTATCTGCGTATATAAATATGTGTATGTTTGAAACCGTCAATAAATTTGAAAAAGCAATAGCAGAGTACTATGGTTCTCCTTATGCTGTTGCTGTAGATAGTTGCACTCATGCTATTGAGTTGAGCCTAAGATACTTACAGCCACAAACTAAAATTACTGTTCCAAGTAGGACATATATTAGCATACCCTTTACCTTAGAAAAACTCGGCCTTGATTGGGAATTTCAAGACATTGAATGGACTAGATCTTATCCTCTAGGTAATACAAGAATAATCGATGCGGCTACAATGTTTGAAAGACACTCATACATTAATAATATGTTTATGTGTTTAAGTTTTCAATATAAAAAAGCATTAAGTTTAGGCAGAGGCGGTGCAATACTTTGTCCTAGTGAGAGAGATTATAATATTCTAAAACAAATGGCATATGATGGACGAACAGACGACAAACCTTGGGCGGAACAAAATATTAAATTTGTAGGATATCATTATTATATGACTCCAGAAACTGCACAACTTGGTTTAGATAAAATTAACGATTTAGAAAAAGGCAAAATATGGAGTAGTGATGATTATCCGTATCTGCCAGATATGGATGTTTTTAAATGAGATTGTTTACTTTTGGTTGCTCGTATACCGAATACATTTGGCCTACATGGAGTGATATTGTTGCAAAAGATTTAGGCTGTGAAAATCATAACTATGGAAAAGCAGGTATGGGGAATCAGGGCATTGCTTGTAGACTAGTGGAAGCAAATCGCAAACATAGTTTTCAGACAGAAGATATTATTTGTATAGTTTGGAGTAGTTGGACTAGAGTTGATTTACTTAAAGACGAAAAATGGATGACTGAAGGCAACATACTAAACAGTGATTATTATTCAAACGAATACCTACAAAAACACTGGAGTGTAGAAAACGACGACATAAGAAACGAAACTGCTATATTACAAGGCAATGCTTATATAAAACAATTTACACAAGATATTTTTAATGGGCATATTACAAGTGTTCCAAATCATTTGCCAGGTTCAAATAATATATTTCCTAAAACAAAATGCGTATATCAAGATGACGCACACCCTAGTGTACTAGAACATATGGATTATGTGGAAAATACAATTTATCCAAGTCTTGGATATCATTTAAAACAATCAACAAAAGACTGGTGTTCTAACATGGAAATAACTATTCAACAATTAAAAGGCGAAAATTCTCGAATGAGTAATCTTGAATTAGAAGATTTAATTTTAGAACATTGGGAAGGACGTAAATCATATGTCTAGTAACGAATGGGGACAACTTCGTAAAGTAATTGTAGGAATTGCAGATAATGCTAAAATTCCAAATGACATTGATATTAGTTTACGCTGTGTAAACTTTGCAGATAAATCTGACGAAACGGAAATTATTAAAGGCTCTTATCCGCAACAAGTTATCGATGAAGCAAATGAAGATTTAGAAGTTTTTGTAGATTTTTTAAAAGGAGAATCAGTTGAGGTTGTACGGCCAGATGCTACTGATTGTAATTATTATAATTATTGTCCTCGAGATAGTGTATTTGTACATGGAGATTTAACACTTGCAACACCTATGCCTATTCGTGCAAGAAAAGGCGAATGGAAAGCATTTGAAAAACATTTAAATAATCCTAAAGAAATACGTTGTTATTACGAAAGTGCATTGTATAACACTGACTGCATTGGCAATAAAGACATACTTGCATTAAACGAATTTGAACCTGCTTTCGATGCCGCAAATGTTATTCGTGCTAACGATCACGTTTTATATCTTGTAAGTAATAGCGGAAATAAACTAGGTGCAACACTACTGCAAGATGCATTAGGTGATAGAGCCAAAGTGCATTTATTACAAGACGTTTATAGTTATATGCATATTGATAGTACTATAGCATTCTTACGTGAAGGATTATTACTTGCTAACCCAAGTAGGATTAAAAGTAAAGACGATTTGCCAGAACCTTTTAGAAACTGGGATATATTATGGTGTCCTGAACCTGTTGATATCGGTCACTATCCTAAATGGTGTAATGCAAGTACATGGATTAATATGAACTTGTTTAGTGTAAATACTAAGTTAGTAGCACTTGAGAAACATCAGGAGCCACTACGTAAAGTTCTTGAAGCACAAGGTATTGATTGTGCTATGTTGCCAACAAGACATCAAAGAACACTTGGCGGTGGATTTCACTGCGTAACACTGGATACACATAGAGATGTTTTATAGAGGGATTATTAGCAAACTTTGGAATGATGATTTCAAAGATTTTAATTACGTTAGACAACCTATTACAGGTGAAGAAGCAGATGCTTGGCGTGAACAAGGATATACACATACTACTACAACAGGCAAAATGTATGACAGTAAAAATCCAATGCCTGAATGGGTAGAAAAAGTTGCATCATTATTAAATTTACGTAATCCTGGATTTGTGTTTTATAGAATGGATACATTAGATATTATGCCTACACACGTTGATCATTTTAATACATATTGTCGTGTGTTTAATCAAGAACGAAAAAATGTAAGACGTGCTATTGTATTTTTAGAAGATTGGAAACCAGGTCATTACTTTGAAGTAGAAGGTATTGGTGTTGTAAACTATAAAGCAGGAGAATATGTTTTATGGGATGCCGATGCTCCACACGCCGCAAGTAACATTGGCGTAGATCCAAGATACACTTTACAAATTACAGGAAGTTACTAATGTTTGTCCAGGACTTATTCTGGAAAAATATTCCACAGAAAAATATACGCAACAAAGATAAAGGAATGTTAACTGAACTATTCCGTGAATCTTTATTAAAAGATACAACTCGTCCTACTTTTGTTTACACAGGTACTAATCATATCAAACAGTTTGACAGTTTAGAACTGTCTCCTAAAACATATAAAAAATTAAGTAAGGGTGTTGATATCTACTTGTACGAGCCTGTTAGTCCATATATAAAAGATACGATCCATAACAACCATTTCTATAGTGAATTTAATACATTTGATAATCTTTATGCAGACGAATTAGATAGTATTGTTAATTGGCAACAAAAGAACAGTATTAAAAATATCAATGTATATACAGGAGATTATAATATACAAAAATATTATGCTAAAAATTATCCAACATTAAACTTATTTTGCATGGATATATTTTTACGTGATTTCTTTTGTGGTGGTAATACTACACTTGATTTAAATTATAATAAAAAATTTATTTGTCCAAACTGGCGTTATACTAAACATCGTCATTTACTATCTGCATTTCTTGTAGACAAAGATTGTTATTTAAGTTGGAACTTTAAAACTAACTATGAATTATTAATGGACCGCACTTGGATTGAACTAGACAAATGGAGTGGTACTAATTACGAAACAATAATTAAACAAAATATCGATACATTAAATCAAAATATTCCATATGTATTAGATTATAAAAATGCAAAAACAACTGATGCCAGCATGAAGCAATGGCCTGTGTTTGCTCCTCAAGGTAGAGGACTAGAAGCATTTTATTTAGATAGTATGTGTGCTATTGTTAACGAAACACGTTTTGCACAACCTACTGCTAACTTTAGTGAAAAAACATTTAATGCAATGTTATATGGTAGACCGTTTGTTATGGTTGGACCGCCGCATACTTTAAAATATATTAAAGAACTTGGATTTAAAACATTTGATAGTTTGTGGAATGAAGACTACGACAGTATTCAAAATCCTACAGATAGGTTAATTGCTATTTTTGAATTAATTGAACACATTGCTAATAATGATTGTAACTTACAAGATATAGAAGACGTATTAATACACAATCAGAAATTAGTTAGCAAGTTTTACAAAAATTGTAAAATTCTTTAAATTCAGGAAACGTTTCTACAAGATTAGTATTGCGTCTTTTATCGTATTCTCTAAACCATGTATGAAAGTTTTTTCTTCCGTTTAATAGTTTTTTCTCAGAATAGTTTGTTGTTTCCATATAGTCAACTACTCTCCTAAATCTTTCATATTCCAAACTACTAAATTTAGTTCTGTTTGTGTCATCTAAATTATTAACAATAAACTCTAAGTGCTTTTTCATATAAGGCATGAATTCATCTTTAGGAAGTATGTTTATATCAAACTGAATAGGATCAGTTAGGTATGGCGTATCAAACCTTATACGTTGCCATTTTGTTTGTTCATCTGTATTATATTTTTTACGCCATTCTAATATTTTTTCTAACAAAGAACTGAAACTTGTAACAGAGAATATGTTAAATGTAATCATAAATGTTACAGGCCAGGGTGTGTTGGATAGATAATAATCTAAATTTGTTTCCCAAATTTTTAAATCTAATCCAGTACGTGTATATTCTGCACGGTTACTCCATGTATCTATACTTGTATATAATTTAAAACTTGCAATACAATTAGTTTCTCTAAGTTCTTTTACGACTTGTGTTAATTTTTTAACTAGTGCAGGCTTTACACCCATATTGCTGTTAAGTTCAATATTTAAATGCGGCTTTGGATTTGATTTTAATTCTTCAAAAAGCCTCCAAGTACTTTTATGCATCAAAGGCTCTCCACCTGTAACACGTAAGATGTTCAATGTCTTACTAACTTCAGGCCACCATTTCCACCATGCTTCTACATAAGGATTAGATTCTTCTTCATATAATTCTATCCAGTCAATATCGTTACGATGTGCTGTACTATCTTTATATGGTCCGTGTTGTTTAATTTCGTTCCAATATCTACTACTAAACTTAGGATGACAATAACCGCATTTAAAATTACACTCATTACTAAAGTTTACTTCAATATATTCGGGATTAATATTATAGTCCCAAGGATTACTTGTAATTTCTTCAATACGTTCTGGTGTATGAATACTTGCTGTTTTAATATGTCTATCGCTAATGTAATCTTTACCCATACATTCAATGTTCCAACAGTATTGACAACCACTAGGTTTTAATCCTGCTAACATTTCTTTACGTTCGAGTTTCTTTTGCGGAGTATTATGCAATTGACTTGGATTATCTATTAACCCTTCTAAAGGAATCTTGTGAGGTGCTGGATGATAACAACTGTGTGTTTCGCCTGTTTGCAAATAGATAGTAACATGATGCCATTTAGCCAAGCAGAATGAAGGAGAAATTTTATCAATTTCTGGCATTACTGTTTTAATTCTGTCTAATTCACTCATTGAACCCAATTCCAAACGCCTCTTATAGCAAGAAGCAAATACATTAACTCCATTAATGCCCTAGGAGTATCACCATCTTTCCATCCCATGTAAATCCATATGCTACAACTAAAGCAAGCGATGCCCCATCCTAACCATTGTATTGCAGGATTACCGCCACTTAATAAAAATGCACTAACCATTGCTAATACAAATCCTAGCCAACGCCAACCATCAATATTATGATAATATCTTATTTTCATTTACGCCTAATTACTCTATCGCCGTTTATGTATACTGTCTTAAAAAATTCACTTTGTAATTTATCAAACGGAACAACGGCAATAGGTAATTCTAATTCATTAATTAGTTTCTTTCCTAGTTCTTTACATTCTTCTGCGACTGTAACAGTCTCGTGTTCTTTCCATAACTCATTGAGGTAAGTAAAGTCTCTTGTCTGTGTATGATCCCAATCTGTACACATATTCATATATGTTCCAAGTCGTGCGCCATATACCGCCCAGATACCATTAGGAACATCACAACCTACCATTTGCCAAATAAAAAGTCTGTGTCTATTTTGCCACCATAATGAATTAATATCTTCTGTTGGCTTTCCCCTATCCAGACTCATTTTAACGCCTTCACGGAATCCAGCACGCCATGCTTGATGTGGAGTTGCTGTAATAATACTTTTACTATAGTTTTCATTTAATTGATAATAGTTGTCAAAGTAACAAAATTCAATACTTGTTTCATCTGATCCGTCAGTGTTTTCATGTGTCTTCATATTTTTAACAAAATCTTTTGTCCACATCTTTAAACTTCCATTGCCGTACATAAGTCCGTTAACATCAATTTTACCACACCAACTAAATTGATAGTCATCGTCTACACCTAACTTATCTAAGTCTAATTCAACTTGCATAAACTTAGGGTCGACAATAGTGTCACCATCTACAGTTACAAAATGTTTTGTTTCAGATAAATCTGCACAGGCTTTGTGTGCCGCATCTGATCCTTCTACTCCGTGTACACGTTTTGCCCAAGGGATCTTCCGTTGTAAGTCTGCCCAATTTTCTTCAGCATTAGGCTCATCATAACTTAGAAAGATAATATCAACATCTTGTATCTTAATCTTGTTCAATTTGTATCCCATAACTGTTAAAAAGTTTATTCGTATAAATGTCAAATTCTATTATAGCATCATTATCATTAAATTGCAAGACTAAATTATTTGACGCTAAATTGAATGTTAATGTTCTGTATAGTACAAATGGGTTATTCTTTTCTACTACACTAAAATGCTTTACTGTTTGTAATGTAACGTTGTTTTTGAGCAATGTTTTTGCAAATAAATCACCAAACTTTAATTCCCATTGTTTCTTTTTATAATTTTTACAAATTATAATATCTGCTTTATTAGTTTTTTGTATTTTATATAAACTAGAATTAACGTTATATTCGTATTTCTTTTCGTCGTGCTTATTAACCAACTCATACATTGTGCTAGTTGGATTAAATTGAACTAAAAAGTGTTTAAAATATACTTTACCTTCAATTAAATCTTTAACTTGCTCATAGTCAACTTCGATACTATGTTTACTTAACGGTGTTGCTCCGATAGTTTTTATTACACCACTATCTAAATCAAAATCAAGCCAAGTTTGTGATGGCTTTAACGGAACTTCTTTCCAAGACATTGTCATTGACCTTCTCCGTAGAAATCAGATATCCCAACTTCAATGTTCCATGAAATAATTGTTTTCATATTTTTTGATTCATTTTGTGGTGCTCTATGTATTAACCAACTTGGAAATATAATAATATCACCTTCTGCAACACAAAAAGTTTCTTCATTTAGAGTTGTAGGATTAATCCACTGAGTACGTGGAGTATCTTTAGGCAAATCTAGATAATACACACACGTAAAATTTCCGCCATGTGTGTGCCAAGAGTGTTTACTGTTCTGTGCATATTGTTGAAACCAAATTTCAAGCACTTTAAAATTTGCATATCCAAACGACTCTGCCCACTTTGCAATATGTTCAGTTAACGGATCTTTTATATCCTTTACCCAACGTCGGTTAGTATTAAATCTTGCAGGTTGCCAATCACAACGAGTAATATCATTATTAGGTCCGATTAAATGTTCTACTTCTTTTTGTTCATTAATTGCTGTTAATAATAATTCTTTAAGAACACTATGTTCTTTAAATTTCTGAACTTTAACTGGAAAATTAATTATTGAATCTGTCATAATATTTCTCCGTAAAATCTTTTTCAGTATAATGAAACACTGTGTCCTGCAAATGTCCACCTATTTTAAGTTGTTGTTTATCATCAATAAAGCAACTAACACGGTCTTGCCATTTTGTTGTTTGTATTTTCCAACTTTGTGCATACGGTTTCATATGTACAAACGTAGGAAATGGTAGTTTAGTATTTGTAACTATATGTTCAACACCTAACACTCTAATTGCTATTGCTGTACATACGTCAACGCTTAAAAACTTTTGCATTTTCTTAGGTGCATACCTTTCATAATAGTATTCCCAGTTTTTCATTACTTCTTCTAAACAAGTATAAAACTGTTTTGCAAATTCTGACTTTTTAAAATAATGTAATGCGACATAGATGTTTGGTAAGTTGTTTGCTTCGAACATTTTTCTATAGTATGTTACATTAAGTTTACACTGTTTATAATCTGTTACATTAGTTGTATAAAATACATCATAATTTTGCATTAAATTCCACCAATGTGTTAAGTTATGACATACTATCATGTCTGTATCTAATACAAAAGTTTCGTCATATGGACAAGCATGATAAATTTTCCATCTGTTTTGTACTTTCCATTTGTGCTCATCTGCTTTATCTTCCCACGGAATAGGTACAATATCGTCAAACAGTCCTTCTTTAATCCATTCAGTGTCTTCATTAGTTATTAAGCAAATTTTACTGTCTGGATTAGTTTTTCTAATACTCATTGCTAGTAATTCTGCTTGACGTACATAATTGTCTTGTTCATTATTTTGTGCAAGAAAAGTAAAGTTAGGCATTAGAAATGTTCCTATTCAAACTAAACTTATTCATTACGTGTAAGTTTAAGCCTTTAGATTTTAAAAGGGTATACTCTCCCGATCTATTTTGTTTTTCAACTAATAAAGTTAATTCATCATCTTTAATTTTTTCTAAGATATCTTTACCTGTACTATAAATCATCTTTCCTGGTAATTCTTTTACGAATCCAGATCCATAGTGTCCTGCCATAATATGTATTGCTATACTAAAAGCAAAGTCATTCCTATAAACACTGTTAGTAAGTTGATACAAGTTTCGATAGTGTTCATAATTTTCTTTAATATGTGTTATTAGATCAAAGAACACTTTATTAGATTTTGTTTTTCTAAAAAACACAACTGTGGCCCAATAAAATTTTATACTAGTTTCACTTATTAAATCAAATTCTTCTGCTTCTCTCCATCCCGAAATATCAAGACTCTTTGAATAAACCATTAAGTCATTAACACTATTAAAACAACTTAGTAATAAGTCATTGGAAATAATATAGTCAGTATCTAGTACTAGTGTTTGATCGTATGGCGAAACATTATAAGCATTATCTCTATTAAAATTCTTAAAGTTAAGAAGTTTGAACGACAACGCTCCATCATGATAGCGTTTTTTATTATATCTAATAGATGAAACTTCTATAATGTTATCAAATACTTCATTACCATTATAATATTTTTCAACCCTTGCTTTATCATCAGTAACTAAAGTAGTAGGAAGGTTCATGTACTGTTTTACACGATTGGCTAGATAACACGCTTGAGCAACGTAATCTATTTGTTCATTATTGTATGCAAATAAAAGAATCCCATTTGTCATTCTACTAATCCGTCAACGGACCTACTTTTTGTTAATTTTTGATAAGACGTATGATATTCATTAAGAGCAACAAAGTACTTGTCAAAAATTTCTTCTTTAAATTTTTCAATACTTTGTATTTCAATAGGAATACTATTATCATCAATTAATATAAACGACTCTTGTCCGCTACCTAGTAATGTTTGGCAATAATTAATAAGTTCTTTAGTAATAGTAAATTGTCCACCTGCGCAGAAATAAATCGTATCTGTTACAAATTTTTCTTGTAACATACGCTTTTGATTTTCTAGTGTAGCAGAATAATTGCCAAATTCAAGGGCTTTTGATAACTTCTCGTCCATAGTACTGTATTTACAGTCAAAAAAAAAGAGTCACTTAAAAAGTGACTCTAGTGTGACGCCTTGCAACATCACGGTTCCTAAGGTAGTAGGAATTCTTATGTTAAGTTATTTGTTGTAGCAAATGTTGGACTAGTTAATGCTACATAAAGACCAGTTGGTAATCTTTCGCCAACTACACTCTCTAATGTACCAGTTACACTTTCGTCAATTGGGTTAATTGCGCCATCATTATTTGAGTCGCCAGCATCAGAACCAACATCGTCGTCTCTAAATTCAATTAAAAATTCAATTTGTGCTGTTGTATTCTCTTTTGCTTTGATATTATAATCGTTCATTGAATATACACCAGTTCCATCTTTCTGAAATACAAGTTGATAAGTTGATGTTAAATCAAAGTTTCCAAGACCTTGTGGAGTTCCTGGAGTAGTACCATTTGAAGTACAGTCATCTGATTTAAAAAGAACTGTTCCCATTGATGATAATAAGTTATTCCAATCGTTGTTCTTACCGTTTGAAACATCAGGATCTAAGTCTGCTGTAAAACGAATTTCTCCGCCTGCATTAAAGAAGTGTCTACGTGCATCAGCACTTGCAAAAGTAACTGTAACAACATGATCAACAATACCAGACCATGAAGTAGTTCTAGTACTTGAAGTTTTACTATTAGTAATTGTGCTTTGTGATGTATCTACAGTATAAATTAAATCTTTATCTGTTTCAAGAGTAGTTGCTAAATCTTCATATTGAAGAATACCTCTACCTGTTCCGGTATCAGCCGAATCTTCTTCGATAACTTGGCCTGCCGCTACTGTTGCAATAGACTGTGGAACACTTCCAACTTGGTGTACTCTTGTTGCAACTAAATCAGTGTACAGATCAGCCATGTGTGTCGAATCGATAACTGTTTCTGCGGCTACTTGTGAACTTGCTAACACTTGTCCATATCCAAATTGACCGCTTCCGTTACCTAAAACGTTAGCCACCTTTGCTTGTAATGTATTATACCTTGCCGCTGTTACAACTGCCATTTACTTCTTCCCTTTAAACTTTTAGTACAACTTCTACTAATTTTTCTTCGTGTCTATCATTAGACTCTAGTGCAACACCTACTAATTCGCCTTCGTTGGCTTTTTGTGCAGTACCGTTAGCACCTACGTATAGTTTGTCGCCTTTGTTAACAGGGCCTACAACTCTTACTGGTACTCTACCTTTAAGTGCAATCGCTTGACCTTCTGCATCTGCATTCATTAAGTAAGCAGGTTTAGCAGAAATAACACCAATTGGCATTCCGTCAATTTGGCACCATGTAGTTTCTGAGTCTTCATTATCACTAACTGCCATAATAGTACCTGTTGGATACTCGTCATCAGTTGTGTATTTCTCTGCCAAGTCAGCGTAACGTGCTGTTGTAGCAGTACCGTTAAATAGGTTTGCATTTAGATTTGCTTGACTGTCTCTAACTGCAACTGTATCAGCAGTAGCCGAAGTACTTGCTGTTCTGTTATTCTGACCAACTACCATTGCGTTTGCTGTAGTTGCTGTACCGTTAAATGTTGTTGCCCAAACGTTGTTCCACTTGTTATTAGTATTACCTAAGTTGTAAGTGTTGTTTGCACCAGGAACAATACCTTCTGCTTTAATTTGCATTGGTTCTGTTACTTGTGACTGATCGTTGTCAACTTTAAATCTAATTACAGTTCCAACTTCGTTTGCAATAACACCTTGGTTATCATTTTCAATTGAAACTCTTAAATCATTTGATGCACCAACAGTAAAGCCTGTATCACTAAATCTTACAATTTCAGTAAATGATGATTCTTGTCCCGGAATACTTACAACGTATTCGCTTGCATCTCTTCCGCCTAATTTTTCTGAGTTAGTAGCAGTTCCCCACCATCTATGAGCAGTTGAAGTAACACCTTGTGTAGCGTTTGTTGTGTTCTTCATAGTCATACCTCTATGAATGACATCAAATCCTGTTATGGCATTGTCGGGGTCGGATGAGTCAATCGTAAAGTCTGACGCTGAAAGTACAACAACTACTTCATCGTTTACAGTACCTTTAATAACTGTTCGTTGTGCTTGTGAAATATCTCTTACTGTATCAGTAACAAAACTAGTTAAAGTATCACCTTGTGATTGTGGACCAATTAGGATAAAACCTGTTCCTGTGTTTGCATACAACTGATTGTTTGCATTATCCCACCAAAAGTCACCTTCAGTAAGTCCTGATGGTTGTGAAGAACTTACTTCAGCACCGCCAGTTGTTCTAAATTTTGTGCCGTCATAAAATTTTAGTTTGCTTACTCCTGAATCAAACCAAATTTGACCTGCTATTGCTCTGGATGGTGAATTTGCACTTGAAAAATTTTCTAGTAAATGAACGAAATTTTCGTTCTGGATTTCACCGTAACCAGCATAGTTTTTACCAACTAGTTTAAGACTAGTAGTTTGATCGACTGTACCGTCTTCAACTACCGCAATCTGCGAACCGTCGGTTTTATTAATAATATATGCCATAGTTTCTAACCCCTTTATTGTATATATTTATCGTTATACCGCAGAACTTTGTCCGCTAGTATAAGTCCATACGCCCCCGTTTACTGTACAAATTAGTTTGTATCTTGAAACAGTTAAACTAACTGCACCGTTAACATCACTAAATTCTACGTCTTTAAGTACACTTTCGTTCTCATTACCTACTTCAGAAACTCTAGTTGCTGTTGCTGAATTAGCATCGTATGTTCCTGCTTCACCACTTGTGTTTGCAGAAATAATTGCTTCAGTAGTTGACAATACACTGTCTACTGTAAATGTTCCAGTTAGCGAAGCCATAGGTGTACCGCTATTTACTGTAGCACCTGTAATATCAATTTGTCTACCTGCTGTGTATTTGTGAACACCATTAGTAGTAATTGTAGTTGTTGTACCTTTAATAATGCTCGTAATAAGATTTGAACTTGCTGAAACAGTATGATCAACTTCAACTGTTGACTCTTCTAATGCAGTGTTTAGATCACTTGCAGTAAACAATGCTGATGCTGATGTTTGATCTGTTGCATGAATCTTTGCTTGAACTCCATTAATCTTTGTACTTGCTGGAACAATTTCTTCTAACAATGTTGTAATTTTTGCCGCAAATGTTGCTCCGCCACCTTGTGCTGGATCATATCCTAATCCAGTAATGTTTAATGCCAGTACTACACCTTCGTTATCAATTGCATTATCAACATAAAGTTTTGTTGCCGCATCTGTATCTTGTGCCGGTGTTCCTAATCCTCTAATTATTTTGCTATCAACAATTTCAATAATTGCTGTTGCACTTGTTAATTGTAAAGGTTGTACAACTGATGAAATTAAGTTTCCGTTAATGTTAACACTATCTACATTCAAGTTAGTAAGGGTACCAACTGATGTTAAATCAGGAGCACTTGCAATGTAAGTCATTTCTGTACCACTAAACACTGTGTTACCGTTTAACTTGTACCCTAGGTCTGAATCCCAATAAACATTTGATGTCCAAGAATTAGTTGTATTTTTCCAAAGTAACTCTTTATCGTTCGGAGTTGCTTTTACAATAAAACCAGCATTATCAACTTCTGGATCTGTTAATAATGTACTATCACTTGCAATAGCAAGTTCAATATTTTTATCTTGAATCCTCATGTTTTCTACATCTGTTTGGAATGTTTCGCCAGATATAGTTAGGTTACCGGCAATTTTTACATCACCGCCAACGTCTAATGTTGCTTGAGGATTATTATTAAAAATTCCTATATAACTATTTGCAGTATTAACTTTAATTGCACTTGTGGAACCTGTTGCTTTTCTAACTTTAATTTCTAAGTTTCTATCACGAACTGTATTTTCAATTAATGTTTGGTTATTTACAATTTTAATACCAATATTATCTTCTGGACCAATTATAATACCACCGTTATTAATAGTAGTAATTGTTCCATTGGTTACACCATTAGCATCTGTAGGTAAAAACTGTGATGCGTTTTTCTTAATACCTTGTGCATTAATAATAGTATCTGCTGACGTTGCTGTTCCGTGGAATTTAAAATCGTCATTAATTATATTAATTCCTTTTTCAACTGCGCCGTTAATGCCATTAATAGTATTACTTGAATCTGGAGTAAATCTAATATTAGAAAGTACTGCTTCTGTTGTACCTCCTACATTTAATTTTACTATTGTTCTGTTACTTTGTGTATTATCAAGAACTGTTTCGGTTGAAAATCCCGACAGTCCTTCTGAACTTGCATATGGAGGTCCTACAAGAACTAAATCAGTTCCATCATAGAAATATAACTTGTTGTTTAAATTGTCGATCCAAAGATCACCTGTAACCATTTGTGGTTGTGTTGGACTTACAATAGGTCCGCCGGCACTTTTAAATTGTGCGCCGTCATATAATTTTAAACGTGACTCGCTTGAGTCGTACCATAATTGTCCAGTTAAAGGATTAGCAGGTGCTTGTGTGTTGGTAAAGTTTTCCAACATCTTGACAAAGTTTTCATTAATAGATTCACCAAAGCCTGAATAGTTACGACCAATTAGAGAAATATCTGTTGTTTGTGTATTAAGTTGTCCATCAACTAGTTCTACTAATAAATCACCATTCGTTTTGTTAATCTGATATGCCATTATTTTGCCCCCGCGTAAATTAGATAGTTAACAGCCAGGTAAGGATTCATAATATCAAAATCTTGTCCTACTGTTGTTGTACTTACCACGCCTCCTGAGAATGGAAACTTCTGTCCTGCATTTGTTCCTGTTGGAGCATCGGCTACTGTAGCATCTGCATCTACTGGTGTACCTTGAACATCACGTGATACGTAATATTGTGTACCACTTGGTCCACGTAAATCGTGTTCGTGTTCTGGTAAGTTTTCAACTTTAATTGGTTTCTTTTCAAATCCTGCTGTGCCGCCAAGTGTATCAGCGTTAGCATCAGTAACTCTATTTGCTGATCCTTGTTGTGTACCCATGTTGTCTTGGCCTAGCGGGAATCTACCACGTAAGTCTGGTAATGCAAATTTACCTAACGCCGGATTTGCTTTATATTTTGTTCCGATAATTTCATACAATTGAGGCCAATCAACAATAAATTCTTCTCTACCATCACATAATAACCATCCATTTAAATCTGATGCTGTACTGTTATCTCCTGCATATGGAACTATCATTCCAACTGGATTAACTGGTAATGCACTAAACAAGTTACTTCTTGATATTTTTTTAAGACCTGTTCCGCTACCATTTTCGTCATTAAGTCTATTAATTAAAAGTTCGTCATCAAATCTCGATGTTGGAACGTTTGGCTTATTAGTAACAAATGTACTATTAACACTAATATCAAATGTTTTAACTAGTGTAGTTTCGCCTGGTGCTGTATACTGTCCGTCAAAAATAATGTTCGGAGCAGTTACGTCACCTGTAACTTGGAATGTTGTTCTTGAAGCAAGTTTATCTGAACTTCCTGAACGTCCTGTAACTGTTCCAGTTACATTACCTACTAAGTTACCTTTAAAAGTATTTGCATTAACTTCTGCAAATTTTAATATTGCAGATCCAATGCTTCTTGTGTTTGATGTATCTGGAAGTAGTGATCCGCCAAACGTTGCGGTTGATCCTACTTCTAATTCATTTCCAATCCTTGCACTCTTAGCAACACCAAGTCCGCCTTTTGTTGTAATAGCACCTGTTGAAATATTAACTGCTTCTGCAATTCCATTAATAATAAGGTTGTTACTAATAATAGCATTACCAGTTACGTCTAATGCTTCTGCTGGTGATAAGTTATTAATACCAACTTTTTGTGTTGAGTCAATTCTGATAACAGGTTGTAGGTTACCTGCATTATTAATTCTTAAGTCAATGTTTGCACCAGAAGTATTATTTGAAATAATTGCATTCTGTCCTTCAATACCAATTTGAACAACTGCATCACTTCCAACTTGTACACCTGAGTTATTTCTAATAATTAATCCTTTAGAAGAAATTGACTCTTTGTCGCCTCTTAAGAAATTTTCTGCTGAAACAGGGTTAGCCTCTCCAGCAATAATTAAACTTTCTGCTTTTTCTGCAATACCGTAATACTTTGCAACACCAGCGCCAGTAATATCAGCAGAACTCATATTAAAGCCTGCCTTCAGCGAACTAAATCCTTGTATTGTTGCCTTTGGAGTAAATGCACTTGTAGCATAAATGGCAAGTACTTTGCCGCCTATTTCAACTTTAAGTGCTGTATAATTAACGTTGTCTGTTCCTGTTAATGTTGAAGGTCGAACACCTGCGGCTAAACCGTCACTAAATTCTGGACCAACTAAAATCCAACCTGAACCTGTATACAAATATAACTGTTGATTGTCTGTATCTGCCCATAAATCTCCAGCAACTGAATTAGCAACATCTGGTGCTGACTCACCTCTTTTTAATCCTCCGGCTTCAATCCAGTTAGTGCCGTCATAAATTTTAAGAATGTTAACACCGATAGATGTATCATACCATAACTGACCTTCTACTGGTCTTTGTGGTGCTGTTGTATTTGAAAAGTTTTCTAATAGTTGTAAAAAGTTTTGACCAATTAACGTACCGTAATCAGTAGTAAATCTTCCTGGGATACTTAAACTAGTTGACGTATCAACTGTGTTATCCTCAATGACTATACTACCTTTATTAGTAATGTCAGTGTAGTTAATAGTATATGCCATCTAATTACCCCTCGTTAAAACCAGTTAATGATTGTACTCTAACTGTATAATCAATTTGAATTAATCTGTTTAACGACTTTTGTACAGGATGGAAAATAACGTGTGTAAGAAGTTTGCCGTCACCAGTTGGACTATAACTTACTAATCCTAGTTCGTCAAATACAAATGAACTTTCTGTATTAGTAGCAGTATCGTTTGCTTCTTGCCCGTTTGGTTCACCGTAGTCTAACAAACAACTTACTAAGATATCTGTATAACTAGTGCCTGTAACGTGTCGTGTTTCAATTTTGTTTCTATTTGGATCTACGTTATTTGCTGATCTGTCATCAACAACCTTTTTATAAGTTTGGTTGTATAATGAAGCATTTGTACCAGTGCTATTTGGTGTTAAGTATGTAATAATGCCTGTAGGATCAACACTAGTACCACCGTTCCCAAATGCCATTTCGTATACAAATCCCTGTCCTGCGTTGGCTAATGATTCAGCAAGTGCAATACTCATATTCTCATAGTGAATTGCATTGCGCTTATCAATGTAAATTTCGCTAGTCTCGGGGTTATATATCTTAATATGACCCTGCACTAACACTCCGTTTTTATCTAATAAATTATCTGTCATTTGTGTTTTCCTACATTGTATTTATTTAGGTAAGTCAACCTCTTCCGCTCTTAAGAACTGTGCGATAGCATTTTCTGTCTTACCTAGTGTTTTTCCAGGGTCATTCCATACTTTTCCAACCCTTCTAATTACTGTTATTCGAACTCCATCTGCTGGTGCAGTTAATAGCGTCATTGTATTACCTAAAATGCTATATTGCGCTGGTTGCAATACGTCACCTTCTGGTGAATCTTGATCAACCGTTGGGTCAAACATATACATAGCATTCTTGCGTTGACGCTTGCCACCAACAAATACTTCAAATTCATTAACACTAGCCGGAGTCCAATCTAGTGTAAATTCTGATGTAGTGCCATCACCTTCATATGTATTAACTAATGTTTTATCTTGGTATGGAATTGTTTGTTGGAATCCCTGATCAAACAACTCGTCTCCTACATTATGAATGTCTCTAACACCTGTACCTAATGTACCTCTACGTAACTGTTGTAAACTGTTACCGTCTTTAACCATATATTCAATACGCTCGCCGTTAACAAATACAACACCTGGAACATTATTGGCTTTATCAGGTATAAACATGGTTTCACCGTTTTCAACTAAAATTTCTTTATCAAACTGTTTTAAATCTGCTTGTAGTCTATACTTATTCACATCACCTAAACGTTTATAAACTGTTCTATTCAACATATCTTTAAATTGTCTAAATCCAAACTTAGAAACTGTTGGTCCTGATTCAGCAAACTGAATTACTTCAACAGCATCGTTTTCATTTAACGGTGTTGCCATACGCACAAAGAATCTGTCATTTGTTACTTTATAATCAACACTAGGTGTTTGAATCCTTCCATTAACAATAATCCAAACATACTCAGCATCAATAGTTTGTCTCTCAAGTTTAATTAGACCTGCTTTCAGATGATTGTATTCAATATCGCCAGCACTTTCAAAGTTTAGTGTAGTTCTTGTTACAATGTCATAATTTTTACGATCAATTTCTTGAATATCGTGTCTACTAAAATGTGTTACTCTAAAGATTTCGCCTTCAGGTGGAACTGTGTTAAGTGTAATTGTATTTCCACTTACTGTGTATTCTCCGTCAACAGTTACATACACATCTAGTCTTGCTCCAGGAACTTTAACGTTTTCAAAAATTTCAACACTAGAGTTTGCAGGACGGAAAATGTAATCTATAGTATATGTAAGTTCTACGCCGTTCAATAATACTAAGATATCATTAGCACCTAATGTACCGCCTGGTTGTTGCCAGTTACGTAATGCATATTCTACTCTGTCATCAATAATAAATGATTCGTTGTATCCTGCATTAAGAATTCTATCACCAGTTGGCGTATCAACTACATATCCTGATGCTCCTGCTTGACTTGGATCGTCTTGTGCTGGTGTATTACCGTCTTGGAATATGCTTCTAATAGTAGCAAGTGATGGCTTACTAATTACTGGAGCAATGTATGTGTTGTGGAAAGCATAACCTAATGGATTGTTTGCTAGAATACCTGCTTGGGTACGCATATCATCTGACCACTCTGGAGCAAGACTTCCGCC